GGCGGGACACAATCCCGCCACAATCGCAAAATAGAAAGGAAAAATGCCTCAAAAACTATTCAGAGTAAAAATATATGCTTATCAATATCATGCAGACTTTATTGTAAAATCTGCAGACAGCGCATTAGATATAGAAAACGCAATAGTTGACACTTTGGGAAAAGATGATATAAAATGGGATTATCTTGGAGAAATGATGAATCCCAAGGTTAATAGAATAACCTATGAGGAGGTTATTAATGGAGGCGATAATGCAACATCTGGAGACCCTTTACACACAAAAGAAGGGACTAGATCTTCAATGGGAGCAGGAGCATCTTAAAGAGGGTAGATATACTCTCGATATGGTTAAGATTGACAGAAAAGTCAGAGAAGTAATTAGCCAGATCAAACTTGCAGAGGCAGAAAAAGCTGATGCACAGAATAAAATAGACGCTGCGGCCCCACAAGTTTCAGTAGCTACTTAGTAAAAAGCTACATCGTTGAATAAATCTCGTTCACATTATAGGCCCTCTTGCGCTCTACTAAAATCTGATATATAATTGCTTTAAATAAATTGGTTATCGTAAAAAATAACTGGCGTTAAAGGAGGCGCTGATATTATGACAACACACTTTACTTCAGGAGTCACAAACGTAGTGACGGCGGTTTATTAGTTGTAACAAACGATGCGGCAGACAATGACTCTGATGAGTTTCAATGGGCTGGCGGTTCAGGCGGCGTAATTGAATCTTTCAAATACGAAGCTGCAAAAGGTCTATACTTTAAAACTAGATTTAAAGTAAGTGACGCAACTCAATCTGACTTTGCAGTTGGTTTAATCATCACTGACACAGCGTTTATTGATGGTACAACTGACGGTATCTTTTTCAGAAAAGCTGATGGTTCTACTTCTATGGAATTAGTAATAGAAAAAGACAGCACAGAAACAACTGTTTCTTGCGGAACTGCAGCTGATGATACTTTTATGACTTTAGGATTTTACTATGATCCAAAAGATAGAAAGTTTCATGTATACAAAGATAATGTTAAAGTTGGAACCGGTGTGAATACAAACGCTCCAGACAATGAAGATTTGGCTGTTTCATTTGGAATTCAAAACGGTGAAGCTGCTGCTAAAGTAATGACTATGGATTACATTTCAGCAGGAAAAGAGAGAACAGCTAACACTGAACTTTAATAAGTAATAGTGTGGGCTTCGGCCCACACAAACTTTTAGGAGAAACAAATGTCAACAGACGTAAAGAGTAAAACATTTTTAAACAGTTTATCTGCTGCAACAGCATCTGTTGCTGCATTACAGACTACTAGTGGAGCCGATAATTTAACTTTAGCGGCAGCAGCTGGGACAGGTGCGTTTCATGATACAGATCAAGCGTGTAAGCTTACTATAACTTCAACAGGAAATATTTCTGGAGTCACTTTTACAGTTACTGGAACAGATATTGCAGGCAATGCTCTTACGGAAGATATTACAGGGCCAAACAATACTACAGTAACAGGTAGTAAATTTTTTAACACAGTTACTCAAATAGCTGTGGACGGTGCGGTTGGAACAAATACTTCAGTTGGGAACGCTGCAGGAACTACAGGCGGACAAGCTGTTTTAACGGCTGGTAGAACAAGAGTTAGAGGAATGCACATTACGACTGGTGGAACTGTAGGAAATATATCTTATTTCAATACATCACCTATATCAGGAACATCTTTATTTTCTTTTCAAGTTGCAACAACTACAAAAGATTATATTGATCCATATATTCCAGATGATGGAGTATTATTTGATGCAGGAGCTTATATAGATATTCCAGCGGGGACAGCGGTAAGTGTTACTACATTCTTTGATGGATAGGAACTTAAATGGCCAACACTACCTCGGGGACAACAACATTTGATAAAACTTTTGCTATTGATGAAATAGTAGAAGAAGCTTTTGAACGTATTGGTCAACAAAATGTTGCAGGTTATCAACTAAAAAACGCTAGAAGATCTTTAAATATATTGCTTCAAGAATGGGGTAATAGAGGTATTCATTATTGGGAAATAGGTTCAACAAATCTAGATTTAATAGAAGGTCAAGCAGACTATGATTTTTTCAGATCTAGTGGTGATGGAACATCAGCGACAACAACAGATCCTGCTAGCGTGTTTGGAATATCTGATGTTCTTGAAGCACAATTAAGATCAAACAGAACTCAGACAACACAATCAGATAGCCCGATGACAAAAGTAGATAGATCTACTTATGCAGGTTTTTCTAATAAATTATCAAAAGGAACTCCTAATCAATATTGGGTAGAGAGATTTATAGACAAAGTTACAATACATATTTATCCAACACCAGATTCTACAAACGCATCTAAAGATATGCATTTTTTCTTTATTAAAAGAATTCAAGATGCAGGGGACTATACAAATGCAACAGATGTTCCATTTAGATTCATACCATGTATGGTTTCAGGTTTAGCATATTATTTAGCAATGAAATATCAACCACAACTAATTCAACCTATGAAATTAGTTTACGAAGATGAACTTGCGAGAGCGTTAGCAGAAGATGGTTCTGCTTCTAGCACGCATATAACACCAAAAGCATATTACCCAGGAGCATAATTATGGATGATGAATTAGAAAAAAAAATAAGAGAGGCTTTTGAAAAAGCCTCAGCAGCAGGAGAATTGCCTAGAGGAGTAAAAACTCTTGATGATTTTTTAGATTACATTGATAGGTTAAGAGACGCAGATAAAATGGCTATGGGTGGTCAAGTAGGTAAACCTTTAGGATCTGGCGGTAAAAAGAAAAAGAAAAAAGGTAAAAAATAATAATGGCAAAGTACGCAACAGGTAAATACGCAAAAGCAATATCAGACAGATCTGGTATGGAATTTCCATATAAAGAAATGGTCAGAGAATGGAATGGATCCTTTGTGCATGTTTCAGAATTTGAACCAAAGCAACCCCAATTAGAACCAAAACCTATGAATGGTGATTCTATATCTTTAAGAAACGTAAGACCTGATAGAACAGAAACTGCAGTTCCTAATCTTTTACCTTTAAATCCATTTACGACTACGAGTGGATCTACAACAATATCTGTAAACGAACCAAATCATGGTAGATCAACAAGCGATACTGTTAGGTTTAGGGATGCAGAAGTTGTTGGAGGTGTAGCTGCAGCAACAATAAATTTAGCAACAGGGTATACAATCACTAAAACAAACGATGATAATTATACCTTTGCAACTGCAACAACATCTAGTATAAGTGAAACAGGAGGGGGCGGTTCTGCATCAGCAGGTCCGGTAACAGTAACAGCATGATTAAAAAATTTATTAGTAAATTATTTGGTATTAAACAATGCGAGTGTCCAGAAGAAGATGAACACATAGAATATTACACTAAAGTTCCAGAACCAGAAGTTCCGTTATACACGGACGTTGATGGTAAAGCAGTAAAATGTGGAACACATAATAGATATAAAAAAAGTTGTTCTATTTGTAGAGAGGTAGCAGGAATAATATAATGGCAGGATTAAGTGCATCAGGATTAAAAACACAAATTAGAAGTTATACGGAAACAGATTCAAATGTTTTATCAGATTCTGTTTTAGAAAATATAATTCTTAACGCACAGTATAGAATTTTTAGAGATGTACCTATCGATGCAGATAGAAAACAACAAACAGGTAATTTAGTTACAGGTCAAGAATCTATTAACGCTCCAGCAGGTGCAGTGTTTATTAGAGGTATACAAGTTTATGATTCAACATCAGCTGTAACTGGTGCAAATGTTTGGCTAGAAAAGAAAGATGTTACTTATCTACAGGAGTATATTTCATCAACAGAATCTGCAAAAAGAGGTCAACCTAAGTATTATGCTATGTTTGGTGGTGCTACAGGTGAATCAGACACTACATCTGGTAGAATGATGTTTGCACCTGTGCCAGACACAACTTACAAATTTAGAGTTCATTTTAATGTGGCTCCTGCATTATTAGAGGGTGATAATACTAATTATATTAGTTTAAACTTTCCAAATGGGCTATTATATTGTTGTTTATCAGAGGCATACGGATTTTTAAAAGGTCCGATAGATATGTTGACATTATATGAAAATAAATATAAACAAGAAGTACAAAAGTTTGCTCTTGAGCAAGTTGGTAGAAGACGAAGAGATGACTACACTGATGGCACTGTTCGTACACCAATAAACTCAGCGAACCCATAGGAGATAGGACATGGCAATAACATCGGCAATTTGTACAAGTTTTAAGCAAGAGCTTTTAGTTGGCACACACAACTTTACAGCTACAACTGGAAACACTTTTAAAATAGCTTTATACACAAGTTCTGCAACTTTAGGTGCTGGTACAACAGCTTTTTCATCATCAAACGAAATTACAAATTCATCAGGAACTGCATATACTTCTGGTGGTGCAACACTTACAAGTGTAACTCCAACAACAGATGGCACAACAGCTGTTTGTGATTTTTCAGATGTTAGTTTTACAGACGCTTCATTTACAGCGAACGGTGCGTTGATATATAACTCATCACAATCAAACAAAGCATGCGCAGTTATTGCTTTTGGTGGTGATAAAACTGTATCAAGCGGAACTTTTACAATTCAATTCCCAACAGCAGACGCTACTAACGCTATCATAAGATTAGCATAAGGGGGTAACGACGGATGTCCGTTACTAGAACCTTCACAGTAACGGTAGTATCTACCGGCTCTGGCAATAAATATTTTATTGATGGAGTTCAAACACCTACCTTAGAATTAGTTGAGGGAGGAACTTTTAGATTTGATGTCTCTGATAGTTCCATGGGTCCTCACCCTTTTAAATTTTCAACAACAAGCAATGGCACACATTCTGGTGGTAGTGAATACACCACAGGTGTGACAACAAGCGGAACAACCGGGCAGTCTGGAGCGTATGTACAAATTGAAGTAGCAGATTCTGCTCCAACTTTATATTATTATTGTCAATATCACTCAGGAATGGGTGGACAAGCAAATACACCCACTACTGATTTTTGGGGAGCAGGAAACTGGAGTGCTGGTCTTTGGGGAATAACAGAAGCATTTACATCAGGTTGGGGTGTTGACGCTTGGAATACAGGTGGATCATGGGGTCAAGCTAATGATGAAGTAACTCAATTAACCGGTTTAAGTATAACTGCATCTCTTGGAACACCGGTAGCATCTGCTCAACAAGGTTGGGGTAGAGATTTATGGGGTGAAGAACCTTGGGGTGAAAGTTTTGATCCTGTAGTAAAAGTATCAGGAGTATCTGCATCATTATCTATTGGATCTGTTTCTGTTTCAGCACAAATAGCAGTCGGTTGGGGACAAGATGGTTGGGGAGACGAAAATTGGGGTCAGTCAGGATTAACTTTAGAAATAACAGCTCCTGATGCAATGCAATCAAACGTGTCCGCAAATGCTTGGAATGATGCTTCATGGGGACAAGGTCAAGGTTGGGGTATATTCTCATTAGAAGTAGCAGATGTAATGGGATTAACTGGTCAAGCAATAACATCTGCTGTACCAAGTCAATTAGATATACCTGAACAAGTTCAAGGATTAGGTATCACTTCTTCTGTCGGTAGTGTAACAACAATACAAGAAATTGTTGGATTAACTGGTCAAGCAATAACATCTAGTGTTGGATCTTTAGCTCCAGCAGATGTAATGGGATTAACAGGTGTTTCGGCAACAGCAAGTGTTGGTTCTATAACAACTGGTTCTGTAGAAATAATTACACCAACAGGAGTTTCGGCAACAGCAAGTGTTGGCGATATAGATCCTATTCCAATGGTGGTAGGATTAACAGGAGTTTCTGCAACATTTAACGTAGGAACTTTAGCACCTGCAGATGTAATGGGATTAACAGGTGTTTCTGCAACTGCTTCTGTAGCTGCTTTTGGAACTGCCTCTGGCTTTGGAATTCAAGCATATTCTGATGTTGACACAGGTTCAAATTCTTCGTATACAGATGTTGCAACTGGATCAAATACAAGTTATAGTGACGCTGCATAGGAGATAAAAAATGGCATCAACATATACGGGACTAGGAGTCGAACTTCAAGCAACTGGTGAAAACGCCGGAACATGGGGGACGAAAACTAACACAAACTTACAAATTTTAGAACAAATAGCAGGTGGATTTACTCAGCAATCAATCGCTGGTGGTGCACAAACAACAACTTTATCAGTTTCAGACGGATCAACTGGTGCAACTCTTGCACACAGAATGATAGAATTTACAGGAACAATTACAGGTAATCAGGTTGTAACCATACCTTTAGATGTTCAAACTTTTTATTTTTTAAAAAATTCAACTTCTGGTGCATACACAGTACAATTTAAATATGTTTCTGGATCTGGAGATTCATTCACTTTTGCAACTACAGACAAAGGAACTAAAATAGTATTTGCATCAGCTAACGATGGAACAAACCCAGATATTATTGATATTGGAATGGGTGATGTAACGCTTACTGGAACACAAACTTTAACAAATAAAACTTTAACTTCACCTAAAATTGGAACTTCTATTTTAGATACTAACGGTAATGAATTAATTAAAGTAACAGCTACAGGTTCAGCGACTAATGAATTAACAATAGCAAACGCAGCTAACGGAAGCGCTCCAACTATTTCAGCAACAGGAAGTAGTGATTCTAACGTAAATATTAATATAGCTCCAAAAGGAACAGGTGAAACTGTAATTGGAACAGGAGCAGCTGCAGCTACACTTACAACAAGTGGCACACATGATCTTGTATTAGATACAAACTCAGGGACAAACTCTGGAAGTATTACAATTACAGATGGAGCAGATGGTAATATTAATATAGCACCAAATGGTAATGGTGTTGTTCAAGCTGGTGGTTCAGCAGTAAAAGTTGCAGGTAAAGAAACTATTTGGGTACCAGCAGTTGCTATGTATCCAAACACTACAAACGGTTGTGCAGGAATAGCACAAGTAGAATTGTCAAATGGTCCTGAAATTAAAACTTTAGATTTTGATAAATCTTCTGATGAAAGCGCTCAGTTTGCAGTTGCTTTCCCTAAATCATGGAATGAAGGCACAATAACTTTTCAAGCATTTTTTACAGCAGATTCAACAGATACAGGAACTGTATCATGGTCATTAGCTGGCGTTTCTTGCGCAGATAATGACACTATTAACGTTGCTTTTGGAACAGGTGTAGCACCAACAGCGAAAGCACACAGTGGTACAGCAAACGATTTAGACGTTACAGCAGAAAGTGGAGCGGTCACAATAGCGGGATCTCCTAGTACGGATGAGGAAGTTTATTTCCAAATAACAAGAGATGTATCAGCAGATGATTTAGATGCCGATGCTAAACTATTAGGTGTTAAATTATTCTTTACTACTGATGCTGCTAACGACGCATAATAGGAGGAATAAGTGAAAGAATACAAAATAGAAGTTATTGATTCAGGAACTGGAAAAAATAAAAAGAAAAGAATCACAAAACCCAAAACAAGAAGCTTTGGTTATCAAGTTTTAGGTTTTGGAAGCGGAGGTGTTCTCCCTGCTATCGTAGATTATTTAGTTGTCGCGGGAGGCGGCGGAGGATCTTCAGGCGGAGGAGGAGCTGGAGGGTATAGAACCTCTTTTCCTGGTGGAACAAGTTTTACACTAGAAGGAGGAACTCCTTATCCAGTAACTGTAGGAGCTGGTGTTACCAATGGTACACAAAGAGCTGGAGATTCAAATGCAACTGGCGATTTTTCAATTTCATCAACTGGCGGAGGATCAGGTGGTCCTCAAAGTGCCCATCCAACTAGTCCACCACCATTTGGTAATCAAGCTGGATATCCAGGTGGATCAGGCGGAGGTGCTGCCACAGGAAATCCTCAAGCTGGAGGAGGAAGCGGAAACGCTGGAGGTTATAGTCCACCAGAAGGAAACGGTGGCGGACAAAATTATCCATTACAACCCGGTGGAGGCGGAGGTGGAGGATCTTCACAAGGTGGTTCTCCTGGCCCTGCTTTAACTCCTAATGGTGGTAAAGGCGGAGATGGCTCGGCTAATTCTATTACGGGAAGTCCTGTAAATTATGCAGGAGGCGGAGGTGCTTCTAGTGGAAGTAATAACGTCAATGGAGCTGGTGGAGGTCCAACAGGAATTGGTGGGGGAGGAAATGGTGCCACGGGAGGAGGCGGCAGAGTTATTTTAAGAGGACCAAACGCATATAGTTATGCATTGTCACCACCATCAAATACACAAGCAAATGATGGGACTGATGTTGTTATGACTTTTACAGTAACAGGAACGGTAACACCGAGTTAATAATTATGGCTACTTTTGCAGAATTAGATTCTAATAATATTGTTTTAAGAGTTGTTAAAGCTGATGACAACGATGTTGCAAACAATGGAGGAGAATATTCTGATCAAGCTGCTGAGCATTTTAAAACCGTGCTACCTTTGTCTGAAAATGGAGTAAAATGGATTCAATGTTCTGTTAATACTTTAGGAAATACTCATCTTCTTGGTGGAACGCCTAAAAGAAAAAATTCTCCTGGACCAGGTGATACGTACGATCCTGTAAACGATGGTTTTAGAACAACTACAAAACCTTTTGAATCATGGACTTTAAATTCTGACACCTTTCTTTGGGAAGCTCCTGTAGCTAAACCCTCTGAAGAAAACCATCAAGTTAATTGGAATGAAGAGTTACAAGTTTGGTATGGAATTAAATATTTAGAAAATCCTGTGGATGAAAATGATGTTCAACCAGTAGAACATTGGAACCCTGATACTAATAGTTGGGATTCTTATGGCACTTACACTGCAGCCTCTGACACAATTACACCAAATTAAAAATTGACTAATTAGCTAATTAGTGATATTTCTTGATAAAAGAAATACTTTAAATGAATTTAAAATATTGTTATTGGAGATGGGAAGGTGCTTTATCTCCACAAACGTGTGATAAAATAATTGATGCAGGGTTATCAAAAAGATCTGAAACTGCTCAAACATCTTTAGATGGTAGTAAAAAAGTTTTAGCTACAAACGATGTTAAAAAACTTTTAAAAATTAGAAATTCCAATGTAGTTTTTTTAAATAATCAATGGATTTTTGATATTATACATTCTTATTTACATCAAGCTAATAAAAATGCAGAATGGAATTTTCAATATGATTTTACAGAAAGCATGCAGTTTACCATTTATGGCAAGAAACAACACTACACTTGGCATAATGATTGTTTTCCTGACCCTTATTCTTTAGATCATCCTTTTAAAAGTTATAGAGGTAAAATAAGAAAAATATCTTGTGTAGTTCAATTAAGTGATCCAAAAAAATTTAAAGGGGGAGAGCTAGAATTAGATTTTGGAAGGAAAGGCAACAAAAATACTTCATCAATAAAAGTAGACAAACTATTTAATACAAAAAGAGGGTCTATTATTTTTTTTCCTTCTTTTGTTTGGCACAGAGTTAAGCCAGTGACAAAAGGAACTAGGTATTCTTTAGTATGTTGGACAATAGGTAATCCATTTGTCTAGTTTTTTTAAAAAAAATAAATATTGCATTATAGAAAAAGCAATTTCATTAGAAATGGCAAATTTTATTCATGACTATATATGTTTAAAAAAGAAAGTAGCAAAAAAACTTTTCGAATACAATTATATTAGTTTAAACGAAACAACTTGGGGAACTTGGTTAGATCCTCAAGTTCCTAATACATATTCTCATTATTCAGATTTAGTTATGGAAACTTTGTTAGAAAAAGTTTTACCTCAAATGCAAAAACACACAGGATTAAAATTAGTTCCAACTTATTCTTACACCAGGGTATATAAAAAAGGAGATGTTTTAAAAAGACACAAAGACAGACCATCTTGTGAGATATCAACTACTATGAATTTAGGTGGAGATAAATGGCCTATTTATTTAAGTCCTAATGAAAATGTGGGTTTTCCAAATGAACAAAAAGGCATCACTACTGAAAGCAAAGCTAAAGGAATTAAGGTAGATTTAAGACCGGGTGATATGCTAGTTTATTCTGGATGTGAATTAGAACACTGGAGAAAAAAATTTACTGGTAACTATTGCGCACAAGTTTTTTTGCATTATAATAGAAAACAATCAAAATATAAAAATGAGTTTGATGGAAGACCTTTTTTAGGTTTACCATCAGTTTTTAAAAGGAGAAAGTAATGGATGAAATAGAAAAATTAAAAGAAGAAATACGTAGATTAAAAGAACTAGTTGAGATGGAACGTAAGGTAAAAGAATGTGAGGTCCTTTTAAACAAAGAGTTTAGACTCAATGTTAATAGGTTACAGACCGAAAAAAATACTTTATTAAAAAACAATAAAGAATATTTAGATCGAATTAGTCAACTAGAACTTTTATTAGAAGAGGTTAGGTTAAAATGATTACAGATATTTTTAAAACTTCTTTATACAATGTGCAAATAAAAAAAGAAAAATATGTAAAATATTTTTTAAACATTTTAAAAAAAGAAAAGAAAACAAATAAAAAAGGTGTTTCAATAAGCAATAAGGGAGGGTATCAAACATTTAATTTTCGTGGTATGGACAATAAGGAAGTTAATAGAGAGGTTTTTTTAAAACCTGCCCATGCTTTTTGTAGTAAATTAAACCCAAGAGAAAATACATCTTTTAAAATATATACTCACTCTTGGTGGATAAACGAAAACAATTTTGGTGACTATAATGAATTACATAATCATTATATTAATGAAGACCATTTAGTTTTAACCGGTATATATTATTTAGAAACTCCAAAAGAAAGTGGTGATTTAATTTTTCAAAACCAAGATTTTAATAAATTTAATGACAGTAATTTTAAATTATTTAAGGATGCAAACTTTCACGCTAGATATGTTTGGAAACCAAAAAAATATGATTTACTTTTATTTAGTCCTAGTCAATTTCATATGGTAGAACCCAATAGATCAAAAAAATCAAGAATTAGTGTTGCATTTAATATTGGTCTTTTAAATGTCTAGATTGCCCATATTTGTACTAAATAATTTTTACAGACCAACAAAAAAAGAAAAGGAAAGTTTAATTAAACAAATAGAGAAACCAAAAAATAAATTTAATGATAATGATTTTGGTGCTCACAATGTTGAATTTAAAAATAATAAATTTAATAAAAAAATGTATTTAAAATTTTTAAAAGTTTGTAAACAAATATTACAACCTTTTACTTTGCATAAAAACAATAATACAAAGTCTTTTGTGTATTGTATAAATAAATTTGATCATAATCACGTTTGGCACAACCACAGTAAAACATGCACAATTAATTCTGTCTATTATTTAAAAGTTCCTAAAACAAAAGGCAACCAATTAGAAATGGAATGCAACGGCAACCGCTTTGATTTTTTTCCTAAAGAAAATGATTTTATAATATTTCCTAGTTATATTAATCATGCTCCTAAAAAACCCGAAAGTGATGAGTACAGGATCTCAATAAATTTTGAACTTTTGTGTAATGAACCAGCAGAAAAAATTTTTATATGAACATGTTTGAGGACAGTAAATTTTTAACAGAAGATGTTTTAACACATAAGCTACCAAAAGAATTGTTTAAAGAACTAACAGTTTTTTTAAAATCAGCTAACAAAAAAAGAAAATCAAAATATGGTTTTTTAGTGTCTCATGATAATCATGGTAAAAATTCTTATCAAATTAGTGTAGATTCTTATTTATTTGAAAAGTCATTAATGTTTGGGTACTTAATAAAATTAGGTGAATATTATTACAATAATAAATCATCAGAAAAAATTACAACCAAACATAGAAAGATAAGACTTAGAAGAAATGTTGATCATTACGATCACTATGATTTTTGGATTAATTTTTCTAAAAAAAATTCTTATAACGAAACACACACTCACGCTGGTATTTTATCTGGAGTTATATATTATACTGATTGTTTTAATTGCCCTACCGAATTTCATAATTTAAATTTTTATGGTAAATCAAAAGATGTTTTAATATTTCCATCAGATACAAAACATGGGGTAAAAAAACAAAATACAAATAAAACAAGAATTACATTTGCTTTTAACTTATATGCAGTCTGAAATAGATAACAAACAATTAAAAGATATTTTACAAGCTTTAGAGGATGTAAAAGTTGTTCTCACAGAACAAGAGCTTTTAAATTTATTAAAAATAAGAAAAAGATGGCCAAAATTTTATCCTGTTTCTAATACCCCTTCAATTGAAGTTATAAACATTACAGGACTAAAATCTTCAGCTTTTTTTTCAGAGGATGGGTATTTAGATTATAATAAATGGTTTGAGTATTACCAATTAGGGTACACTACAATAATATCAAACGTTTTAGATTTAACGGAAGATTTAAGAAATTTTTCAAAAGTATTAATGAAAGAAATAGGTTTTATTCCTCACTCTAATTTTTACTTTAGCAGACCTGGTAAAAGAGCGAGTTTTCCTTCTCACAGTCATCCGTACGATGTTTTTGTAAAACAAATTTATGGAACCTCGGATTGGATTATTAATGGTGAAAAAATAAGACTTTTTTCTCAAAAAACTCTTGTTTCTCCAAAAAACATGTTACATGAAGTGGTAACTAAGAAAAACAAGAAACTATCATTGACCATGAACATAGACAGTTTTGGTCAATACTGATAGAATAAATGCACTACAAAAATACAAAAAATCTTATATAGTGGTAAATTATGCTACAAAAAATAGGTTTTGCCCCCGGTATAAATAAACAAGTCTCAGAAACTGGAGCAGAATCACAGTGGGTGGACTGTGATAATGTTAGATTTAGATATGGGACACCTGAAAAAATAGGTGGTTGGAATCAATTAGGTAACGTTAATGAAAACGAATTAACTGGTGCTGGTCGTGGACTTCATCATTATGTTAATAGTTTAGGTAGAAGATACGCAATTATTGGAACAAACAGAATTTTATACGCATATTCAGGTGGTGTGTTTTATGACATACATCCTATTAAATCTACAACAACGCTTACGAGTGCATTTACCACGACTAACGGATCACCGACCGTTACAATAACTTTCTCATCTGGTCATGGTATTAACCCTCAAGATATAATTTTATTAGATAATTTTACTACAATCACAGGATCTAACTTTGGAGCTAGTGATTTTGATAATAAAAAATTTATGGTGACATCTGTCCCAACGACTACAACTATTACAATCACTATGCCATCAAACGAAACTGGATCTGGCGCAACTACATCTGGTGGTATTAGAGTTCAACACTACTATACTGTGGGTTCAGCCGTACAAGAAAAAGGTTTTGGTTGGGGACTAGGGTCTTGGGGTGGAGAGGCATCATCTGCTGTAACCACAACTTTGAATGGTGCTTTAGGTGATAATGCATTTGGAACAGGTGGTTCTGGGACATCTATTGTTTTAGCAGACGCTACACAATTTCCTAGCACAGGCACAAACTTTATAAAAGTAGGAACAGAAGAAATATCTTATACAGGAGTTACAGGTGGAACTACATTAACAGGTATCACAAGAGCGGTTAGAGGAACAACAAGAGCTGCACATAGTGATGGTGCAACTGTAACTAATACAACAGACTTTGTTGCGTGGGGTGAAGCAGCATCAGGTGACTTAGTATTAGAACCTGGTATGTGGTCACTAGATAATTTTGGTGACAAAGCTATTTGTTTAATTCATGATGGTGCAGTATTTGAATGGGACTCTGGTTTATCAAATGCAACAGAAACAAGAGCAACAATTATATCTGGTGCACCAACTGCATCAAGACACATGGTTGTATCAACACCTGATCGTCACTTAGTATTCTATGGAACAGAAACAACTATAGGAGATCCAGCGACACAAGACGATATGTTTATTAGATTCTCAGACCAAGAAGATATAAATACATATGCACCTACAGCAACCAATACGGCTGGCACACAAAGACTGGCCGATGGATCACAGATTAGAGGAGCTATTAGAGGTAGAGATTCAATTTATGTTTGGACTGATACAGCTTTGTTTACACAACGTTTTGTTGGTCAACCTTTTACATTTGCCTTTTCACAAGTTGGAACTAACTGTGGACTTGCAGGGCAAAACGCATGTGTAGAAGTTGATGGTGCTGCATACTGGATGTCAGAAAATGGTTTCTTTAGATACGCTGGTAAACTAGAATCGCTACCGTGTTTAGTAGAGGATTTTGTTTTTGATAACATAAACATGGAGTCTGGTAACCAAATGATATCTGCTGGATTAAATAATTTGTTTGGTGAGGTTATGTGGTTTTATCCAGAGTCTACGTCTTCAGTAGTAAATAGAATGGTGGCGTACAATTATTTTGATTCATCACCTCAAAGACCAGTATGGACTGTGGGTAGTTTGTCTAGAACTATGTGGCAAGATTCTGCGGTATTTACTAAACCGCATGCATTAGAGTATGATGCATCAACAGATACATCTTTTGATGTTGTTGGAAACACTGAAGGTAGAACATCATACTATGAACACGAAACAGGAACAGATCAAAATAGAAATGGTACAATTACAG